TTTGTCGCCTATTTTTGAAATTAAAAGCTATTTTTCCCTGGCTATAGGGGTTCTGCATAAGAAATCATATCTTCACTTGTTGTTGACCTAACAAATCTCAACACATTCATAAACTCTTGAACGGTATCACATTCTACAGTTCTTTTCTCACCACCCTCGGAGTACAGGTATACTTTTCTTTTTGAAGGATCAATCACGCACTTTGATAACCAATCCTCTTCCATAAAAACTCCATTTTCTCATACTATATCACTATGTAGGAGGTTTGTCAACGTTATACCAAAATGAAAGAACAAATCTCTCTGCCTTTTCAACTTTACTTACATAATGAAGGTAATAAGAATTAGAAAATATAATTAATTTTCCAATCTCAGGTTTGACGCTAAACTCTTCAAAGCATGTGCATCCACCTGTAAAATTATCATTTAAGTACAACATCGCAGCAAATACATCAGGTTTATGAATATTATTATCATCAACATGTGGTTTCATAAAAGTTCCTATTGGCCATCTAACCACTCCAACATAATCAAGATTTGATCTTGAATCAAAATTTTTACAAATATTATTGACTTTTGATATGACTTCATGGTCGAGAGATGGAACAATGGTGTCCACATCACCACCATAGTACACTGCACCATGATTTTTCCAGTCAACAGTAGTGAGAAAAGTATCACCCCCACGACTCTCATCACCATAAGGGATTTCATTTCCCTTGTTTTCAATGGACAAATCTATAAATTTTTTACATTCGTCAGGAGATATAAAGTTCTCCTCGATATAAATTAATTTTTTCAAATAGTTCTTGTATTGACGTTCTTTGTAAATTGTGGATCATTGTAATCTGGATCTGGGTAATCCTCCCATGAGTCACCCTCATATTCAACAACAAGTGGATTCACATCTTTTCTCTCACCATACACATGATAGAAACAATTAATAGGTAGACCACCTTGAGCCTGTAAATAGACATATTCTTCATCCCATCTCTTTATTATAATATCTTGATGTGCACCTATTGGTTGTAGTTGAACTGTGATACTATCCACACGAACTAAGTCTTTCCAGTATGCAGGTAGTCTTATTACCTTCTCATTCTTTACTCTTCCTCTACAATATACACCAACCTCTGGGCCCTCAATACAAGCATATCTTAGACGATACCCATCCCCTTTCGATGGATGTTCCATGTCAAAAGGTTTTGGTCTTGCATCTGCAGAACTAAATCTTGATGCGAGTCTTCCTTTATTACCTGTGTCTGTATCACCACTGACATACAAATCGCCATCAATATAAACAGCATTTGTGCCATCACCCTTTACATATAATGAGACTGGAGCATTTGTATTACCATCCTTTCCAATCATCACAGTGCCTTGAGCAGTGCTAAATTCATTTGCATTTCCCACTTGCAGAGGGCCTTCAATATACGCAGAATGTCTTACTCTACCTGCTCCCTTACCAAGAGCATTGGGTGGATTGATATTATTGTCACCAACTACAAGTTGACCATTGTTAACCCAAACTTCATCAAATACAAATGACATTTTAACCTCCGAAACTTAAGTAAGAATTAAATTCTTTTGTGGCACAAGATACACCTTTAATTATACCAGATAATATCTCAATTCCGCAAGGTGCATCGACTGAAAGAAATTGATTTGCTCTTACTCTCATTCTAGCCCTTGCATCTATGTTAATGTTCTGTGCATTAATGTCAATCTTATTATGTGCCTCGACATTAAATTCCTGTCTTGCAACAAACTCTATCTTATCTCCTTCAAATCTAATGTTACCATCAGTTGCTTTGATAATTATATCACCATTTTCTGCTTCAACAAAAATCGCATTTTGTCCTGCCTTCAAGTCTAGCCCACTTTTTATTTGTGTGACTCCGGGCGATACAAGTGTTGACCATCCTTTTCTTTGTCCATCCTGATCCATTGAAAAGAAATGTCTGCCGTCAAGTGCCTTAACTTGAAAACTAGATCTCACATCTTTTTCAGGAGAGATTCCACCGAAAATTATACATGCATCTTGTGCACTAATTTTCTTCGTCCAATAATTTGTTTTTTCTGACATGATTAATATTTAGTATCCCCCATATCCACCTCCTCCGCTTGGTGGTGGTGATGGTGGTGGGGTTGGACTAGGAGCCGGTGACGGAGCAGGAGCAGGAGCTGGTGCTGGAGCAGGAGATGGTGCCGGTGCTGGAGATGGCGAAGGAGGAACATAGGTTGATGGTTGAGTGATTGAAGGTTCAGCAGTGACTGTCTCTGTTTCAGTGGTTGGAGTTGTTGTTGGTCTAATTGTTTGATCTTGTCTTACAGTTCTCGTGACTGGAACATTCACACCACTAATACTTGCCTCTCTTGATTCAAATACTCTTATATTTGTGCCTGATTTTGTTGACGTTCCAGCGAACTTGACACCATCTTTGAAATAAACATTACCATAATACTCTTTACCACCAACATATCCATTTACATTTAATCCAACAAGGTCAAATACTTGAACAATATCTTTTGCAACGGGTTCAACAGGTAATGGGTCGCGAACCACATCAAACACAGGAGTAAATGATGCGTTAACACCAGTTGTAGTATCCATTCTAATAGTTGGTAATTCTGTAAAATTACCAGATCTTAATACTTTTACTTTAGATATTTTCCCAAATGGTTCAACAACATATGATAGTTGTGCTCCATTTGCTGGCTCAATCACTATCTCATCATTACCAGAATCGTAATTTATTCCGGGGTTGTCAACTCTCACCTCAGATAATTGTAAGATGGCCGGATATTGAGGTGCTGTTTCTTTTGGTGGCAAATATCCCGTTCCAGTTTCGTTTATGATTATCCTCACAACAACACCATCTCTAATCTCAGTATTTAAAACTGCACCACTCCCACTACGACACGGATCAACAACAGTTACAAATGGTGGTGTCTCGTATCCAAATCCACCATTTACTAAATCCGCAGCGAGAAGATTACCTTGACGATCTACAACAGGATTTGCCTCTGCACCTATTCCACCGCCACCAAAAAATTCAAGTGAGGGTGGGGGACATGGTTGTGGGCCTACTTTACACGGATCAGTTCTCAGTAAATTTTTTGATGTTAATTGATTAACTTGATCAATCGAAAGATATTCTACCTTGTTATCACCATTTAAAAAGATGTAAGTTGTTCCCGGATTGAGTGCCTCATATGCATTCGCTTGAGCAATCGACTTCCCCTTGACATACCCATCATCTTCGCTGATGTAGCCAACTTTAATATTATCATTTGAAATTGGTGCTATTCCCATAGTTTAATTCATGAAAGGAACGTCACTAAGTTGTAAATTTTTATCATTTCTTAATTCAGGAGGAAGAAGGAAATAAGATTGATAAAATCTATAATCACCTGTGAATGTACCTAAGTTTTGTCTTGTGTCATTAATAAGATTCAAATATCTCTCTTTTAAAGCAAGATTTTTTGTTCTGTTAAAAGATTTTGTCCATGTTTCCAACTCTCTCTCATATATTGCTCTTTGACTTTCTATTGTATCTCCTTTCGCTGTTGTTGTTATTTCTGTTGTTTCTCTTACACCACCACCCGGCAAATTCCCCGTTGATTCGGTAAGTGTCGTTACAAATGGGTCATCAACGACCGTGAATGTTTCTTTCTTTGGCACATTAAATTTCTTCTTCGGTGTTATAGTGAATGCTCCCTCTGGTAGATTAGCAGGAATACCAGTTTGACTCTCAACACGATCGGTAATCACCTCTCTTCGATTGGCAAGTGCCTCTGCTCTTGCTGCTTCAGATATAGAAAAAGATCCGGATTGTAAATTATCTGGAATACCAGTTATATTTGATGCAGCATTTATACGATTATTAAGTGCCTGTTGTGCTCCCTCTGGAGAGATGCCAAAAGATCCGGGTTTTAGAGAATCACCAGATGGAACAGATGGAACAGTATTTTCCTTAACCTTTTCCATAATATTTGTATTATTTACTTTTTCTGAACCACCATCTTTTTTCTTTCCACCACCACCTAAATCATGAGTATCATTTACGGGACACTCATCAGGAGGATCGCATTCAAGAAATGCTGCTGCTGTTGACATGAAAGTAGATGCGAGTGCAAGATCAAAATCTAATCCACCCAACGCACCAAATCCACCTATGTCAATGCCTGATAATGGTAGTCTTCCACCTAAAACATCCGTTAATATATTCGGTGCGATACCTCCTAAGTTACCCAGAGCGTTTGTAAGAGATCCCATGTCACCACCTTTGATCGCACCAAGTGCACCACCAACCGCACCCATCAGACTTGAATCAATTCCAAGTGGGCCTGATAAACCCTGAAAAGCACCGACTATATCACCATTATCAATTGATTGTATTGCAGTTGACAATCCACCAAGTGCAGTGCTACTTCCAGAAAAATCAACGAGTGATGTTAATGCTGCTGCATAATTACCAGATTTTAAAGCACTTGTAATAGCACCCGATTGACCTGCATCGATACCAAGTCCTGCTCCAAGCGCAGCACCTAAACCACCAAATAGTTTTCCATTTTCTAAATTGGTAATAACATTTTCTTGTGATAGAACACCTGCTAATCTCCCTTGTGTTGGTTCACCAGATCCGGGTGCTAATGTCGTGATTGCCTCTTGGTATCCTTGAGTTATATCGCCCATAACATTTGAAAATACATCTGCGATTATATCCTCAGTCTCACAAGGATTGGTAGGTGTATAGAATCCCTCTGGTGGTATCGGTGGAATCAAACCAGAATTATTACCTTGAGGTCTTGTTTGATTAACGTTTTGTGGAGTTCGATTTTGTTTTTTTGCTAATGAATTTTTAATTCCTGCAGCGATTAATCTTGCCAGATCACCTTTTATTTTATTAAATACACAACCAAGTTTACCTTGTGCTTTGACATTTGCCTCTAAATTATCAAGTCTATCAAAAATACTTGTCGCATCATCTATACTTTTGGTCACGTCATTTAATTTTTGACTTAAAAAATTCTGAGTATTATTTACAGATGGTGTTAATGATTTAGCTGAAAGTTTAGATGTCTTTTCTATTAATTGATCTATTTTTGAATTTACTTCATCGGTATCAACTGCTGTTTTGACAGATGCTGCAGATCCATAATTATTCAATTGATCCATCAATCTTTGGTAATCTTTTTGAAAGTTACTCATGTGTGTCTGCATGGATGTCAATGTATTACCATGTTTCGGACACTCAATTGGACTTTCTTTTTCTCTTTCTATCTTTTGATTTTCATCAGCACAATTATCTTGATTATTTGCATCACTAGATTCTATCGTACAAACAGATGATGGTTCCGCTGTCATCAAGTCACCATCTGCTGCTATTGTTGTCTCTGTATCGTATCCACTCTTTGGCTCAAATTCACAATTCTCTTCATCATTTAAATTTTTTATAATTGTCTTTGCATTATTACCCAATACACCCATGATGATTGGAACTTGCTCGTCTACACCATCAAGAAAAAATCCAAAGACAATATTTCCCTGTTTTATACTGGGGCTCTCAAAACTTCCTCCCTGTCCACCACCAGCGGTGATTGGGTACATGACTTGTGCCCATGGCAAAGCATCAGATGGTATGGTAGCACAACCAGAATCATGTATGCCCATGATTCTAACTTTATATCGATAACCCCAACCCGGAATATCATTTCTAAAAAGAAAATGAGATTTGGGTTGATTGTCACGCCAACTTCTTGAGTTAGCGACTTGTCCTATCCACCACTGAAATTGACTCCCGACAAAACCGGGATTATATAAACCAGAAACCTGTTCCATTAATCATCGTAAACTAAACACTCTGGTTCATCAGGGTGCATATCACAGAATAATTCTAAACAGTTTGGATCATGATGATCTCCTGCTTCAATCTCATCATGATGGTGATCAACATACTCTTCAAGTTCATGTAACTCATCGAGTGTGTGTCTTCTCATTGGTTCAGAAGTGTTTGGGTCGGCAAGGATCTCCTTGTCTTTTTGAATGTGATCTTCGATAGATTTCATTTGCTTCGTTGAACTCTACAGTTGTATTTATTCATTATAACTTATTTTAGTTCACCATGCTACCACTATGTGGTTTTCCTTTCCTTCCAAAGGAATCCCTAACTAATCCCAGCTTAGTTACACCTTTACCATTACGAATAGCATGTTTAAGAATTGCAATCACATATTTACCACTTATGAGTTTATCTGTGCTACCACCACCTGTATCTGGGACATCAATGAAGATAGCATCACCAGCGTGTAAATCAAAATCAGGTGCTATGTCTATCTCAACAACTCCAGTGCTAAATTGATTATATCTACTTATCGCTTGATTCATAATAATCTCTGCCTGAAAATTTTCTTCAGAACTTTTTTTAATTTGTTGTGTTAAATCGCCAGATGGAAGAGATCCCGTGTCCTTTATAACGTAAGTTGTTCTTGTGGATTGAGTATTAAACTTTGGATTCAATGTTGGAAGATTTTTTCCAGAAGTAGTTATTCCATCCTCATCATCAAATGCGTTGCGATTAAAAACAGCGTATTTACAACTATAAGGATCAAAGGCTATTAATTTTGTACTATAAACACCCATTCGATATTTTTCATTCGCAATGAAACGATTGTCAGTGTTTATTCTTACTATTTCACCATCATATTGATCAGTCTTTTTTAAAACGTCAGGTGTATCAGAAAAAACATAGGATCTAATATGATCTTGTGCAAATAAACCATCTATCGATCTAAAATGAAATCCCAGTGAAGTTTCGTAAAACATGTATCCAGCAGTTTTACCAACTTTACCATCAGCAGCTGGCACAGATTTCTTCGCTAACCAATTGATTATATAAAAAGGTTTGCGAACATTACCTACAAAATTATAATTATTATTTGTCTCTTCAATAAACAAATCCTTCCCAGTCCCTAACTTATCTGATAGAATTTTCTCTACGCTTTCTGATATTTTCCCATTATATCTTTTTACTATTGATGAAGTTATTTCTTCATTTCTTATATATTCCTCAGAGGTTAATCTTAATAGTAATTGCTCTTGTTGTGTGTCTTTTCTTATCGGAGTGACTTTGTTAACATTTAATTCAACTTTAATATTATTACCAATTGAATCTTGAATATCCAATACGAAATCCTCTGTTCCAAAAAGTGGCAATCCCTCCAACAAAGTTTGTCCATTAATAGTTCCTGCTCTATTTGCAAAAATATAATCAACTTCGATCGTATCATTAAACATGCTCTCAGAATATTGAACTTCTCCACCACTTATGTTCACGGTATCACCATTCACATTTGATCTAATTTCAGCTGTGTTAATTTTACAATTTTCGTATTTAAATTTATTAACAGACATTATCCCCTCCTATACAATTGTGAGAATGAATTTCTCTTTTGTACATTTTTATTATGTATGACTATATTTTGACCACCACCTTGATTTTTATTATTGGAAATTGGCACTGGTATTGGAATCATAACCTCTCTACCAACTTGATTTCTCTCGTAGAATGCCTGAGATCTTAATGCCAAATCAACAGGGAGAGTTTTTCTTTTTAACTTTATATAATCACTTGGTTTCATAGGATCAAGTTCTGGATATAGTTCTAATATTCTTGGATCTATTCCACTATTCTTTTTATTTTTTGATTTTCTGGCCACTAATCCACCTTCATTTAACTTTTGAATACCTCTTGCTTTTGAAACACCTTTTAAATATTCTTTACCACCACCAGTTACAGTTGAATATCCTCCAGCTTGAGGTTTTCTACCAAAGAAAAGATCGTATGCGATTCCACCGAGTATGTCTCCACCAATACCACCGACGATACTACCTATCAATGTTCCAACAGGGCCACCAAGGAAAGTTCCTACACCAGCTAGTATTGCACCAAGTGCAAAACTTCCAATTCCCTTAAATACTGCTCTTCCCCTTGGTTCGCCAAAAAGATATACATCAAGTAAAACTCCAATCAAGTCACCAAGAATTGGAATGACTCCAACGCTTGCTTTGATTGATTGTTTGACAGTTTGTTCAAGTGTTTCTCCCCCTGCATTGACAAGAAATCTAGATATTCCTTTTTTTCCAACAAGTTTTGATGCTTTGACTGTTTTTCTAGCAGCGTTTACATCATCTAATAATGCCTCAGCTGCAACTTCTTTTGCTACATTTTTATCAGTAGAGGCTTTAAATGCTAAACTTTCCGCATCAGCATCATTAAGACCTTGTTGAATAAGTCTTTTCTTTACTTTTTTTTGTGTGACTTTAGGTGATTCATCTGGTAAAAATTTTGGAATTTTTTCTCTTGTACCCATTATTTTTTTTATTAATTTCTCACTTTCCCTTATTTCTTTTGGATCTACTCCTCTCATTCCGAGTTTTGGATCTAAACCTAATCTTTGAAAAAACTTTGGATCACCAGAACTTATACCTAATGACTCTTTTCCCACGGATGATTTTGCAAGTTGCTGTGCTTTCTTTTGCAATCTTACTTCTTTTGCTACCGATCCTTTTTCTCTTTTTTTAAAATTTTCTAATCGTTCTACTAGAGTTTGGTCTGTCTCAGAAAAAAGTCGTGATTGTTTGACAAACTTTTTTCTTGCATTTATCTCTCTCTGAAGTTGTCTATCAGTTAATTCACTTACAAATTTACCTTCATTACCCTTAACCACGGACTTAACATCACTTAAATTTTCTATAAGTTCTGGTCTTACTGAAGATGTTACTTTAGCGGCCCCTTTCCTTGCTAATGCACCAGTCAATGGAGCTATGAAATTTCCTATTATGCTTGCTATGAACGGAGTTACTGACGCTGAAATTCCAAGTATTACATTAGCGATACCAAAAAATACTTTTGTACCCAATAAACTTGCTTTTCCTAAAGCAGGTGCAGCAAATTTAATTAACAGTCTTGCTACATTAAACGTGCCTCTTATAATAGTTCCAAAAAACCTTGTAAATCTTACAATTGTTTTTAATAAAAAAGGTAGTCTTGGTAGAATTCTTAATGTAAAACGGCCAATAGCCTTTAGAAAACCTCCGAGAACAAACTTAATAATATTACCTAATAAACTTTTAGGTTGCTTCCTTTTCTTTGGATCTACATTTGCACTTTCATCATCTCTCTTTTCCTCAAGTTGTTGCTCCCTCTCCCTTCGCATTTCATTCTCTCTCTGCTGCCGTATTATTCCCTCTCTTACTTTTGTCAATACTAATTTTTCCTTAAGAAGACTATCAACCTTGACAGCATCTCTTTTTATAATAGTCAAATCAACAAAAACCTTTCTTGATATGAGGTTTCGATTAGAGGATACTCTTGAAAGTAGTTTTGAAGAATCAATCATTTACTGCATCATTCCAAGTGTTTCCATTTTTTCTACGCTAGGAGAATTAAGAGATACGTCAATAATATCATTTCTAATATCTGTCGATTGATCAGGTTCTGGTATCGATGGTAAATCTCCAAAATTAGGCAAACTCGTTTTAGTGACTGAGTTAACATCCATTGGTAGTAGATTAGGAACCGGATTTAAATTACCACCTGATATCACACTCGCGGAGTTTCCGGTTAACGTTCCATCTGCTAGTGGTTTTGGGAAAGCAAGATCTAATAACAAATCAAGAATAGGTAATCGCTTTGCAAACCCTGATACAGTTGTTCCAAACATTGTCCTAACTGGTCTTTCAATGATCTGTCTCGTCAACGGAGTAGGGCCTGTTTTCATCATTCTTGGCGTGAATGCCTTGAATGGTCTTGCACCTTTTAATCCCTTTGCTCCTTCTTTAAATGCCTTATCAGTTCTTGTAATCTGTGAGAAATCATCCTTAATCAAATCTTTTAACTTTGCAGCGTTTTCATTTGGAAATCTTACGTTTCTTCCCTGATTATAAAAGTTCTTTAATTGAGAAAAACTTCTGTTTAATCTTTCAAAAAATGGTAAACCAAGAACACCAACGACATCTTTCTTTACCACAAATTCACCGGGTGTTAACATCGCTGGAACAGTGTCTTGATTACCTATACCCGGAACAACACCACCCTGATTGAATCTAATTCGTGGCAGTCTAAATCTGCGAATGGGTTTAGCAAAGTTAGATGTAATGGGAACCTTTTGAAATCCTCTTTTTGGGGAAGACATGATTGACCCAGCTCCAACACCTCCACCTTTACCTCCACCAGCACCTAAGAAACCACCAGCACCACCACCTAACAAGGTTGCTAAACCCTGAAAACCAAGCAACCCTGCTACCTGTGTTAACGCTCCTAATAAAATTGGCAATGCAAATAATAATCTTCCAACTCCAGTGTCAAGCACATCAAATACTGTCTGTATTGTACCTGAAATAAAATTTAAAATTCCTCTATTTCTTGGATTCGATAAAAAATTTAGTAAGCTAATAAGAACTTTTCCTAAAAATAATTTTACAATACCACCAAAGATAGCATTAAAAATATTTCTAACTGGTGATAAGGCTCGATCAAGTGTTTTTTGAATTGATTGACCAACCTTCCTATTAATCTCTAATTTTTTTTCTCTCTTTCTCCTCTTTTCATTCTCCAGTTCTCTCATTTCTCTGAGAAACTTCCTAGTCTCTAACTGATCTTGAGCTTGGAGAGTCTGTAATATAGAAGACATCGTTCTTTTGATGTCTGTCACACTTTCAATTATACTTTCATTATCTTGATTTTTTGAAAGCGATGCTATCATTGCACCGGTTTGAAGTCGTTGTGCTTTGATTATATCTTTTAATATTGATATCTTTCTTGAATTAATTTGTATTGCATCTGCTAATTTTTCTATTCCTAAAAATTTTGACGCAGAAACTTTTCTTGTAGTCTCCCTTGGAGTTCTACTCATCCTTGTCATATTATTGAGAAAATTCTCATATGCTGGATTAGTCTCATCCATTCGCGTTTTGTTGATTCTCTTTTAGTTTTTCCTCTTCAAGATGAGATTGTAGCAGTCCAACATAAATGTCTCGTTCCCAAGGCATCATGTTTTCAATCTCAGTCAAACTATATTTATGGTACTGCATCATGGCAAAATTTAATCTGAAGTAGTTCTCCAGATTCATATGAACCATCGCTAGCCGAAAAAAGACGCTAAACCCTCAAGCACCACATCACTTTCAACTTTTGTTTTAGGATTTTTCACTTTCACAGTGTGAGATAACTTAGGCATTGTTTCAAAAAACTTTTCAACTTCTTTAAATTGATTTGAATTCATTGAATCAAGAAAATCATTGATTTCTTTTTTTGAACAATCTGCTGCAACCCATACTTCATCTTCATTGTAAATTTTATTGATACATGATCCAATCAAATCAAATGATTGCTCCATAGCATTTGTACCAACTTCATTTGGATCAAAATTATTTTTAATAAATTCATTCAAAGATGGATATTTAAGTTCCATCATAAGGTTATTATCAAGTTTAATTTTATTTGAGTGTCCTTCAGGTTTATTAACTTGAATATCATCAAGATTAATATTAATATTCACTTCTGTTTTATTATCATCAGGACAAATCAATTTTACATCTAAATCTTCACCAACTGATTTACCACGAATATTTAAAAACAAATATTCAATATCAAATGTGGGGAGTGTTTCAACTTTGATTCCTTTTGTAAGAACACATGCACGAATAACAGCTTTGATCGCATTTGTTATCTGTTTAGTATCTTCACTCTCAAGGGCAATAACAAGAAGTTTTTCCTCCTTTACAAGAAATGGTCTATAAGTGATAGTTTTTCCTGTTGATGGTAATTCAAGTTCATAACTTGGAGTCGCAATTTTTGGTAACGGCATAATGTTATTATTCAGTAAGTTTATTTAGCACCTATCTTCCAAGGGCATTTAGGAATCTAGGAATCACACCTCTTGGTCTATCCTCAATGAAATATCTTGAGTAGGCCATCTGAACAGTGCATTTTAATACTTGTGATGCATCGTAAGAAACCGGCATTGAATTAATTGCGAGAGGAAAACAATTTACAAATTTGTATGTGAGAATCTTTGTTTGCCTTCTTGAATCAAGATTTTTTTCAAACTTTGTTATTTCTAAGTTGCCTTTATACTCTCTAGGAAATTGAACACGATAAGAAAAAGTTTCATTTTTAACATTATTATCACCTGCTGAAGTCATGTTTGTTATGTAATTCATCCATGCTTCAAAAAATCTGACTGGGAGATATTGATCAGCGTCACAATAAAAAGTTAAGTTTATAACATCATCGTAAGTTCTACGGTAAACGTGTCTCTCTCTTACTCCGGGAATATTATTATTTAATTCTGCAGTAGCAAATCTTGATCCGGGAAGTGATGCCTCTGAACATAATATATTTAATCTTCCTTGGTCTAAATTAAGACCTAACTCTCTTTTATAACGATTAAATTCATTTGATAAAAAAGAAATACTCACCTGAAAATGAGAAGTCGTCGCTGGATTGAGGAGTTGAGCCTTAACCATCGATATCGATTTTCGCTGTGGTGGGATGATAGCCATTTATAAATATAGATTGACCTT